CACAATCCACCTTATCTAACACATTCACATGTTCATCGTTCGTACTTCTGATTGTTGTGATGGCGTTGCTGTTGATCTTATCAATGGCACTGCATCAGTTCTTTACACTAACGGTAGCGTTTACAACTACAGTAACGTATCACGTCGTGCTATTGCTAACTTGATGCTCAATCCTAACATCTCTCTTGGTTTCTGGATTAACGCTAACCTTATCGATAACAAGCGTGTTTCTTGTGAACAACGCTATGCAGCGATTCCTACATTCGCTTGAGTTAACACGTTACACATTCACACACACTAACTCACACATTATTATGTTCTTCAAACCCAACACTTTCAAGTCTTCCAACATCCGCAGCATCATGCTCAATCCTTCCACTAACCAAGTGATTGTTCAGTATATCAACAACGCTAAAACTTATCTTTACGATAACGTTAGCGCTGATGCAATTACTGAGTTCTTCTTTGGTGAATATGAGTCTGTTGGTAAGTTTGTCAATGCATATTGCAAACCCAACATGACAACTGTCATTGGCTGATTAGCCTGTTTTTGTGTCTTTAATCAAACAACATCTTTACAACACAATGCTTCTTACTGCTCCTCCGATGACTGATCTTCAAGAACGTGTTTCCGAAATGTTGTGCTCCGATGACATCGAGCGTATCAACAAATTTATTAACGAACTAGACGATTATGGCATCGACACTGAAGAACAGATCGACGATGCATACTATGGATGCTATCCATCCGTTGAGAACTTTGTTGAGGATTTGTGTGAAGATTGCTACAAAGATGTCATCGATGCGATGCCTACGTTCATGCAAACTGCACTCGACTATGAGTTGATGTGGCATCAATCCTTCCAACACGATTTCTTTACAGTTTACGATCGTGATTCTGGTGATTACTATTTTTTCAATCGTAACTTTTAATTAATTATAATTAGCTACAATCACAATCCGTCGTAATTACTAATACATTGCGGCGGAATATTTTTTTTTGATCCACATTCATAACACATACATCACAAGGACGCAGCTATGACTTGGAACGAATCAACCATCATCCTTGCCATCGTAGGTATGGTAGGATTGTTCTCAACTGCTATCATCTGGCAACGTGCTAACCGTATCACTTCTAAATACTATGGCAAACAATAAACAAGACGATGACTTCTACATCAAGAATGCAATCATGTGTTGGTTGTATCATTACGGTGATAAGAATCACAAATGGGATGCTATCTACAAAGAGTTAGCAGAACGTGAAACTTACACTCCTAAACCTAACCCTCGCCCTGCTCGCCGTGCTAAAAAAGCAACAACTGAAGGAGTATGAGTTCACAACAACTGACCGTCAGGTGCGATACCTTCTTGCACCCGATTCAGAGCACGCTGCATGGGCTGCTGCTGAATTGTCCGGTGGCAGTCAGTATGTCCTAGACGTTCGATTATGCGATGAGTGGTAAGTATTATCCCAACAACTGGGAAGCATGGGCAGAAATGCCTGAAGACTTTTTACACACACCCACCTGGGAAGAATTTGAAGACTGGAAGTTACGCGGTTGGGAGATTCCATCTTCTGTCTGCTGTATCATCCGAGCAACAACAACTAAAGGTAAAGTTAAAGAGTACGTTTACCAAAAACAACACGCTGCAGAAGAACGCATCCGCAACCTTATGACTGAGGGTGTAGAGTTTACTGTAGTTACCGACGACCAAATCCGCCACGTTACACCTGTCACAGATGAGCATTATCTCGATTGAACAATTTGAAGAGCTAAGTGAAGCTTACCCTGAGCTTGCTGAGTGCTACGATCTAACCACATTCACGCACCCCAAGGACGCAGAGGAGGAGCCTATTGCCTACACCAGCTGAGATTGACGAACAGATACAACTTGAGCGTGATGCAATCTCACAAGGACTCAAGAAACTACACAAAAACACACGTGACCTAGAGGCAAAAGGTTATGCGTCTGCTAGTGTATATGGAGCTGCTTCTATTGATACCTTGCTGCCTCTTGTGGTGGCACGTATTGAAGCAACTACCAACAGGATAAAAGAAGGTAAGACAGGTGCATCTTTCAAAGAGATACAACAATATCTTGCTGATGTTGAGCCACTTGCTGCTGCAGCTATTGCTGTAAAGCTAACCTTTGATAAGGTTTTCTCATACAAAGAGAAAAGCAACCAAGCTACCAAAGTATGTGAGTCCATTGGACTTGCTGTCGAACAGGAGTGTCAGATGCGACACTACGAAAGAGAAGCACCTGGACTTCTTAAAATTCTCAAAGATAATTACTGGCACCGCAGCATCGGCACGCAGCAAAAGCTGGTAGTTATTCGTACACTGATGAATCGTTATGAAGTTAAACAGTGGCAAACGTGGGGCAGCGCTAATCGCATTAAACTTGGAGGCTGGTTACTTGACTGCATCATGTCGTCAAGCGGTTGGTTCACAAAGGATATACACTTTGAAGGACGCAAACGTGTCCAGTATGTTATCCCGACTCCAGAGTTCCTTGAGATCAAGGACGCAGTAATGCGTGATGCGGAGCTATTCAGCCCGCTTGCATGGCCAATGCTTATCGAACCTAACGACTGGGCTAACGACCGCTGTGGTGGTTACATCCTGAACGAGGTGATGCGTGGGCATGAGATGGTTCGGAGGGGCGATCCCTCATCTATACAGGGAGAGAACCCACTGGATTTTCTGAACAAGATCCAGAAGGTTGCTTACCGACTAAACCCCTTTACTGTGGGTGTAGCGGAAGAACTAGATAGATTGGAACGAGCTGTTGGTAAGTTCCTCCCTATTATCCATCATGAACTACCACCCAAGCCTGTAGATATTGCTGAGAACGAAGAAACTCGGCAGTCATACAGAAGGGCATGTGCTGAGGTACACAACCTACAAGCACAAGAGTTTAGAAAGTCATGTCGTACTCGCATGACGATGGAAGCAGTAGCTAGGTTTAAAGAACGTGATAAGTTCTATATCCCGTGGTCGTTTGACTATCGTGGTCGTGCTTATCCAATCCCTGCCTTCCTCACACCACAAGATACAGACTTTGGAAAAAGTTTGTTGAAGTTTGCTGATGAGTCGTATATGACTCCTGAAGCTGAGGACTGGTTAGCATTCCAAGTTGCTACAACTTATGGTCTTGATAAAGCTCCAATGCTTGAACGCTTGGAGTGGGTAAAGAACAACTCGTATCTAATTACTTGTGTCGCCTCTGATCCCATCAAACACATTCACGAATGGGAAGCAGCAGATGAGCCATGGCAGTTTCTGGCAGCATGTGATGAGTATTATCATTGTGTGCTTAAGTGTGATCGTCATTTTACAAGTCTCCCTGTAGCTACAGACGCTACATGTAGTGGTCTACAGATACTAGCTGGGCTTGCACGTGATAAGAACACAGCTAAGCTTGTCAATGTGCTACCATCTGATCGTCCACAAGATGCTTACAAGGTAGTTGCACAGACTGCTACACCTTACTGTCCCAAGTCTATCCAACCACATATGGATAGAAAGACTGTTAAGCGTGTCGTCATGACAGTTCCTTACAATGCCAAGCCATTCTCCAACCGAGGTTACATCAAAGAAGCCTTAGCTGAGAAAGGCATTGAGATTGATAAAGACGACTTGACAAAGACTGTGGTCGCTGTTAGAAACGCTATGGATGAGGTTGTTCCTGGTCCTATGGCTGTCATGAGTTGGATTGAGTCTGAGGTTGCTAAGGCAATCGACAGAGGTGAGACAGAGCTGATGTGGACAACTCCATCAGGTTTTGTCGTTACTCAAAAGCTCATGAAGAAAGAGACTGTACGTATTGACTTACAGTTACTTGGTCGTTGTCAGTTAACTGTCGCTACCAGCGATTCTGACAAGGTTGACAAGCAACACCACAAGAACGCAACAGCGCCGAATCTAATCCATTCACTTGATGCATCGCTGCTCCACTTCTCTGCGTTGGCTTTCGACGCACCGATCGCTCTCATTCATGACTCTGTATTGTGTCGTGCTACTGACATGCCTTCTCTCAGTACAATCGTACGAGAAACATATATGCACCTCTTCGCAGAGCATGATTACTTGCGAGACTTCGCTCACCAAATAGGAGCGGAGACTGACCCACCGATCATCGGAGATCTTGAACCAGAATCCGTGATTGAATCCACCTACTTTTTTTGTTAATGGCACGCACTATCCACAAAACTGAACAGCCTGTTGTCCTTGAAGGTTATCAAGCTGTGCTGAAACCGAGCAAGTTCGGTTACTCTCTCGCCGCCCTGGTTGGTGAGGATATGATTGATGCTCTTGAAGCTGACCGTGAAGAGTCACTGCAATGGGCACAAAGTAAACTGAAGAACCCTAAGCGCTCTACTCTCAAACCTGAACCTTGGGAAGAGGTGTCTGAGGGTAAATACAAAGTTAAGTTCTCTTGGAATGAAGAAACCCGTCCGCCCGTTGTTGACACCGAAGGTACGCATATCACGGACGAAGATACACCCATGTATTCTGGTAGCCAAGTTAAGATTGCGTTCTATCAGAAACCATATATCCTCCGTGATGGAGTCACGTATGGAACAAGTCTTAAACTGGTTGGTGTACAACTGGTGTCTCTCAATGCAGGAGCTGGTGTAGATACCGGCGACATGAATGCTGATGACGTTGCCGCACTGTTTGGCAAGACTGAAGGATTCAAAGCTGGTGAGCCTAATGTGACTGCAAACGTTGATGAGGATGACTTCTGATGGTAGACTTTAACGTTGAGAAAGATGCAGCCACCGGGCTGTACAAGGGAACACTTACCGTCAACCTTCCTGAACTTAGTGCTACCCGCTACAAAGCTGATCGCAACGATTTCAAATATGAGATGCGTCGTGCAATCAGCGAGATTGTGGAGGAGATCATTGAGAAAGGGATTGACGACTAATGGCATTCCGCTCCAAGCTTGAGGAGAAGGTTGCTGATTTACTTGTCGAGCTTGGAGTGAAGTATGAATACGAAACAACCAAAGTTCCCTACGTTATTGAGCATATTTATACACCTGATTTTATTTTACCCAATGGTGTTGTGCTTGAATGCAAAGGTTACTGGGATGCTGATGATCGG